TCCTACTGTTAACTGACGTCCTGCCCACTGAGTATTCTTACCCCAGTTAATCATTTGAACTCCGCCGTCTTGAATAACCTTATTCATGATTTGAAGTTCTTGTTTAGCAAGAGCAGTCTTATTTTTTATTGAATCAAGACCTTGTGGAATATGTACGCTGTATTGCATAAGCCCTTGAGCGTTTTTTCCCATTGGCTGGATAATTGCATTTTGTAATGCTACTTGTTGTTTAGCAAGGTCTCTAATTAAACCGCCTTGCGTCTTTGTGTGCTGATTAAATGTCTGAAAGTACTGCTTCAGTTTCATTTGGCCCCTGTCTAGGTTGGTGCCAAACTTTTCAACATCCGATGTCAGGGTAACAAAGTGTGTTGCAAACTGACCAGTTCTTCTTAGGTTTTCACCAAAGGATCTGTTCATGGTCGCTACTTGACTTGCAAGTCTTGCGTCCGATTGAATTATTTGTGCTTGAAGTTTTGAAAGAGAGGCTGCAACCTTATTGACATCTGCAATAAGACCTGAGAAATCTGCATTAGCAACTATATTAGTTACAATTCTTTCATCAGCCATTTATCTTTACATTACTCCTTTGTGTAGCCTAGACCTGCTCCGATTCCAAACCCTGCTTGTGATGCAAGGCTTCCCTGTAAAGAAACTATGTCATCACCTGAAGCTTCTATGCCAAGCGCTTTTCTTTTAACATCGTCAAAAGTTTTTGCCTGTGGTGCAGAGTCTTCCTCTTCTACATCTAAATCTATTCCTTTAAGACTTGCCGTAAACTTTCTGTCTTCCGACTTTTGCTTCTTAAAAGATTTCAATGTTTGAATAAGTTCTGGCATTGAAAGACTTTCTTCTAGTTCTTCGTAATTCTTCCAGTGACCCAGAAGAAATACTTCACCCTCTAAAGCGGCTAAATCTAGTTCTGACCAGCCAGAACCGCTGCCGCTAGAAGGTTTGGGTCGTCCATCTTAATCCCACCACATACTTCAAGTATGCGATTAATTGTGGGGACGTCAAGTGCATCTTCTAGTGCATCTCTATCTTTTACCAATTCTGGTAGTTGTTTTTCAAGTGCTACTGCAACCGCATCAATTAACACATTAAGTGTTTGATCTTCTGTAGTTGAATCGCTTGCTGCCTGTAATACGAGCATAAACTTTCTTAGCTCTTTGATGCTTAGGGGCTTCAACTTAACCGTTGAGCCATTCTGAAGCGTTAGTTCTTCTACGCTATATACTGTTGTTGCCAATTTAATCCTCCTAGGATCTAGTCTTAATTATTATAACATATACATATTATCAGCACAAATGAAAAAGCCCCCAAAAAGGGGGCTTTTCCTATTTAATTATTTAAGCTAGAACTCGGTCAATAATCTTACCGTATTCTGAGCCGCTATAGTTAGCGTCTGGAAGAAGACGGAATGTTACTGGGAAAGTTGTTGCTGCGTTACGTGCAAGTGAGAATTGTGACTGTTGTACTGACAAAACACGACGTGCATAATATACACGCTCTGTTGTTGCGTCTACTTCTCCTGTTGCTGTAGTTGCTAGTGTTGGTGCTTGACCAACTGCAAATAGTTGACGTTCTGTTGGGGCAATACCTAGTGATCCTGCCTCAAGTCCTAATGTAAGGGTCTTATCGTCTGCGCTAGTTGCACCCTTTGTTGGGTAATCATCTGTTGCTGCCGCTGCAGATCCTTGCTTAAGTAGTGTTGCTCCTCCTTGACCGAATACTACTAGAGTGTTCTCTAGTGTACCTTCGGACATTTCAGTTGCAATCATAACCTCCATAGCAGACTTGAAAAGCTTTGCTGTATCTAGAAGCTGATCTACTGTTACTGAATCGTAAGTTGGATTGTAAGTGATCTGAAGACCATTGTTTGTAAATCCTACGTTACGAACATCTGAAGATGCATCGAGTGCTGCTGTTGCTTTAGTTCTTGCTGTGAAAGAAATTCCACCAGTTGCTCTGTCTAAAAGGTTTTCCTTATATCCAGTTACTGTTGAATCGCTTGTTGAAATGTAGAGCGGTGAAGCTCCTACAAGAATATTTTTGGCTGAGTTAAATGCCATTTTTAGTACCTCCTGTTTTCAAAATATATATATATAGTTTTAAATCATTAAATCTTGGCTGGCTAGGCCTTTCCTCTATGTACAATAATAGAGTATAATGCGCCCAAAGGCAAATTACAGAAATCTTCCTGTCGTGCCCACGTGCCTTGCGTATTTAACCTCAAGAATCACATCTGCGGACAGGAAACCTGCCAACTCTTCTGATGGAGCCGTTGGGGAAATATCCGCCACAAATATACTAAAGAATTTAAACTTGCTGGATGGTCCAGAGTAGCCATTGGTATCCCTAGCTGACTCATCCATTCTTCTAAATAGGTCGGTCATTAAGTTTCTAATTTCATTGATCTCTGAAACATCTGTTGAATAGATGGTAAATAAAATCTGCTCACAGCATATAGCCCAGTTTTCTTCATAGGATAAACCTATCTTGTCATAGACTATGTGTTTCTTTCCGCTCAAGAACTGATTCATTTCTGGGGATTGCTGTACAGGAATAATTGGAATAATCTCTTGTCCTATATTATCTGAATAGTAATCGGTATCTGTAAAAATATTATTAGACTTTAATTGGCTCCAAAGGAACTTTCTTAAATCAATCATTACGTCTGCTTTATAATCTGTCATGCTACACCTCCAAATGCTGCTTCTACTGCTGAGTCCGCCTGCATTTTTAATGTATTAGGGCTAAATGAATATTTAACCTTTCTCACATCTGATGGCACCCTCATTGCTTTAGTTAATGATGAGTTAAATATTTGTTGAAATCCAGATTTTTTAATTGCTGAATTTACTAAATTGCCTGTAAAGAATTGTGCATAGGCTATCTGGAATCTTCCTGTTGCCTTGCCTCCTCCAGGCCTTGTAACGGTCACAGAAGCCCCTTTGGGCATATACACTACCCCAGTGCTAGTTTCAAATACTAAGCGCTCTGCGTACCTAGGACGGATTGTTAGAGGCATTCCAGCTTCCATCACGGAAGCTTTATTTATAAATACATGTTTTCTTTTTCCAAATTCATTAGGGACCGCTGATTTAGATGGCAAGAACTTAGAAGCAACTTTAAATGAAAGTCCATCTGTTGACGCAATACTTAAATTAAACAGTCTTGCTCCTTTATCTCCCGCCTTATTCCACTCATATACGTGATGCAAAGACTTAGGATTAACTCTTGCTTGAGAATCTACATATAGGCCAAAGTCTTGCTCTATCTGTTTAAATATAACAGACTGAAATTTCTTTTCAAATGCCTTGCTTGTTGTTAGTTTAGATACAACTTGGGCGTGATAATATATTGCTGCTGATATTTGAGCAACCGTACTGTCCTTTAAAACCCGCCCAGAAGTTCCAGCCATGCCCTTTTGTAGACCGCTGGCTGCTGTAACTAGTAGTGAGCTATTGTCCAATTTGTTGGTTTTCCGATCTCTTGACAGTAGAGTTGTATCCGATTGTTCCGCCGAGTGGATCTGTCATTGGTGTTGTTGAAAGTATTTCGTAAACTGTAGGTGTGTTGGTAGGAAAATTTAGCTCTTCCCAAATAACTTGTCCTTCAAGATTTCTAATATTTGTAATCTTTTCTCTTAACGTCACACCATCCGTTGTTCTAATTTGAAGAATTTCGTTATTGGAATACTTATTAGAAAGAACCTGGCTGTTCTTAGAGTTGACTGAAGAAGAGTTGCTGATATCACCTTTTGCGCTGCAGGGTATAGTTCTGTCAAATTGCCATTCTTTTTTTATTGATCCTGTATCAGGGTCTTGCGAGTCAAATTGTCTGTAGACGTCCATGAACATTGGAAGGATTGAGTCAACAAGAGCATACATTAGATAACAACCATTTGATTGAGAACATATGGGAGAAGTAATTGATCTGCATAGAGATTACCCGTTCCTGAATATACCCCCGAATTGTACTCGAATTTCCAGTCAAATGTCTGTATTGACTTCATATACTTATTACGCCAAACCTTATCCTTTGAAAAATAATCTTTCATTAACTCAATACATGCAAGATCAACCTCATCTGGAACTTCTTTCCATCCAAATTTACCTTGCACACGATATGTTGCCCCTGCATTAAAAGAGCCACCCCATGTATCACTTATGGTTGGAGGTACCATTCCGTTTGCTATATAGACTGTATTGTCTAGCATGTTGGCTCTGTTAACTCTTATGCCAAATCCGCTTTCAGAAATTACTGTATTAAAATTCCAATTATTAACTGAATTTAATGTGTCTAGTAGCAGTATGTCGTTTTGATATAATTTGTGCAAAGTTGATATTTTGTAAGGAAGGGGAAGAACATCAGATCCTGAACCATACGCGGTTTGAATATCATCATACAAAAAGAATTGCTGTTTTGTGTAAGCCTCAATAAGTTTTCTTGCATATCTTTCGGCATTGGCTAATTCAGCATATGATCTAGTGTTAGGATCTGAATAATCAGACCCCAATCCTAGAGACTCGATTGCTTGGCTCATATCGGTATATGGAGTCTGCACAAATATTTTATTATCTTTTTGTGTAGACGTTCCGCCAACTGAGTATGTCCAGCTTAATTTTAATTGTCTTTGTCTGTCTGTGTAGGCTAAAGGAATATATACAATATACGTTCCTGCATCTACTTCTGACTTGACAGGGGTTAATGTTGAAAGTATCGTAGCAGGATTAATTGCTGGAGATACTCCTGGATCTTCTGTAATGTCATATAGTCTTACAACTGGAAGGCTATCTGAATCAGTTAGCTGTCCCTGCCAAAACACCTTATGCGTTATTGGTGAATTTGAACCTACTAGAATTTCCATTTAATAAAGGTTAAGCGTAGTACTCCTGAACTTCCTTTGGAGTTGCTAAGCGGAAACCCTCCTCCTTGTCAAAAATTTCTTGAGCATCTTCTTCTGTCATGGCAACAAATGGGTGCTCTTTTGTAAAAGTGAATCCTTCCATATCATACCTGAAATTTTCTCTAGTCATTCTAACTAGAACCGTATTTTCTGGCTGAGCATCTGGATTAAATCTAGGCAGAATCTCTTCTGCGTTTTCGCTAAACTCGTCTGTTGCGTCTTCAATATCTTTAATAGTTTTTTGATAAACAGACCATGTAACTCCCTCTCCTGCAAGGGCGGCAACAATATCTGCCTTACTCTTAATTCCATCAGTGTCAACTGCAAAGTCCTCTGCAACTTTTCTGAGTTCTGCTACCTTCAATGTCTCAAATGACATATATTCTCCTTTGTTAGGTTCTTTAATTATAGCATTGATAAATTAAAATGAAAAGCCCCTAAAATTAATTAGGGGCCTTTCGAGGGTTTTATCTTAAATTAATTAAGAAGCAACCTTAACGTTCTTAATAACTACCCA